TATATATAGTCCGTCCCACGCGGACATTTTCCCAATTTTGTCCGCGTGGGGCGGACAGCACATTGCACAAAGAAAGCGGTGTCCGCCAGGGAAAGACACCGCTTTTGCAAACTATTTCATTGCATTTGTTCACTTTTTAATACTTATTACAACACATATGCCCGAAATTTTTATGCATTTTTCCTACTTGACAAAAACGCTTCACCCTACTAAAGTGTTAGTTCCGTCTAATTGTCTATACAATTCCACAATTATTCACGTTTTCCGACCGAATCACGCACAATTCTTCTGAAATAATTACTCATTTTGCCCGAAAAGTGGACAAAACCGTCCGTTTGTCCGCGGGTCGCGGACACTTCCGAAACGGGGACTTACTTTAGTCTGCTAAAGTGTCCGCGGGTGACGGACATTTTATGTCCGCGGGCAGCGGACACTTCGGAAACGGCAACTCACTTTAGTCTGCTAAAGTGTCCGCGGGCGACGGACATGGAGTGGCGATATTATATGTGCAAGAATGAATAGTGTATTAGAAAAGTTAAATTAAGCATATAAGAATTTTGTTATATTTTCGTTTATGACAGAATCAAATTTCTTTTCGAAAAATTCAGCAAGTGCGCTATATCCTAAAGGTGTATAATGATAATTGTTGTAAAGATCTGTGAACGGTTTTGAATTTAATTCTGACATACAATCAGCATAGAAGTAATTTTCAAAGAAATTTTCCATGTCTTTGTATACATTATTAATTGCTTCATAAGCACTGCCTGTTCCTTGCCCTCTACTTATACCTGTACTAATTATATAGCAATTAGGCGCGTACTTTCTTACTTCGTTTATTACTTTGCTAACATAACCATAAAGTGTATCACGATCGCTTCCAATATCATCATGACTTCCAATAGTAATACCAGCTTCATTTGCTCCCATGCATAATAAATATAAAGGTTGCGGCGGAATTGATTTTAAATAGTTAATACCCCATGAATTTTCTGTAGCATTTAACCACGATTTACAAGTAGCACCTGACTGTCCGCTCCAATAAACGGTATTATGATACTTATTTTTAATATAACTTGGCCACGAATGTTCTAAGTCTGTTGGAATAACAGTTCCGTTTTTAAGGGTATGATATCCTACACTAAGACTGTCACCAATCGTGCAAAATGATCGAAAGAAATTAAATGTTTTAAAATAATTAGTTTCTGCATTTTGCGGGTGTATCCATTCAGTCCAGTTCACATGTTGGTTGAATGAACCGAAATTAATTCTGCTATATATTCCATTTTTTGTTACAAGTAACTGATAACCCCCCGGCTGTAAGATGTGATCTGAACACTGAAAAGTGGATACTGCGCCAAAATCTACAGTTGTAACTGGTAAATTAGCCATAATATTACTTGTCATATTAAATAAAAACGCAGTTTTATTTAATGGGGCGTTATTGATATCATTAAAATTGTTTGCTACATTGTCGGGAGTAACAATTATATTACTCGGTGTGTAACTAGCAAAAGCGCCATAAATTAAGCCACTGTCTACCCATGCATTATTATAATAGTAAATATGACCGTTTGAAGCTAATATATAAACAAGTTTAGTGTCGGTCATATTATTGATAGATGATACAAAAGTAGGATATGAGTTATTACCTACTATGTTTGATAATAAGTGGCTTAACGTTCCATTTTTTACTAATTCGTCAAGTTTTTTGTTAACTTCTTCCTGCACATCTAAGTTGTCAAAGTAAGTATTGATAAATTCATACAATTCTTTGTAGCTTTTTACTAGCGCATCTTGCGCATTGAACATTTCTTTCACCGTCTTAAACAGCACAACAAATTTATTTTCCAGACTTAACGTCCCGTTGAAATCATACGGAATCCCCCGCACACTTGCGACAATTTCACAAGCCTGCGTAATCATCTGACCGAAATCAGGCAACGTAGGAAAATCTGGAATCGTTGGTTTCTCTGCCATTGTTATTCCTCCTTAATAAAATTGATAAAACAATTCTTTGCAATCATCGCAGATACGTTTGTTAAGATTAAGGATGGTATCGCGGAATCTCTGAATTTCTAAAGAATAACTTCCGTCGAATCCTTCGTCCTCAATCGTATCATGATTATCTGCATGGTACGTATCGTTACTGTTTGTTTTTGTCGTATTCTCTCCGTTGCTTACCGCGCTGTTATGAATCGTATTTTGTCCCCTATCCATGTTAGACGCATAATTCTTTCCGGCAAAATTGATCTGCGGATTGTCAGAGTGAATATTTTGTGTGTTGTTATTTGTATCGGCTGATGTTGTGTTTTTTGCTGTGCTGTTTCCGGAGATCACACCAGTTCGTGTATCATCTTTCGTACTTGTTACTTTTCGCGTACTCTTATGAGTAATCAGAGGGTTATACTCAAAAGTAATACTCCGGTACAACTGCTCATAGTATGGCATATTGAGTGTGAGAATCTTTTTTAGATGATATTGAAATTCTCCGACAGTTTCCAACCCGATCTGTTCTCGAAAATACTGTAAACAGAACGATTTTTCGAACGCAAGTTTTGCGGTTGCATATTCGGGCGCGGATGCATCGACATAAAACGGAAAGTCAAAATTGAAGATTAAAGGAACGGCGACTTCGATCATATTATCAATGGTCTGATTTTCAAGTGGTGAAAGTACATGATCGGAAATAACTAACTGTTCAATGGTATTCGTTATCGTTTTCGTTTCGTAGTGATAGCTAAGAAACATCATTCCACCTCACTTTCCGGCGTGTCGTTTCCGTTGTTTTCTTGTGTGTAGGTTTCGGCATTTGTAGTGTCGAAAACATCCGGTCGGTTAATCGGCGTTACCATTTTAGAGTTAAAATGTACATGAATATTCAATCCATACATTTTATTGATCGCATCAAGTCCCCTCTGAATGGTAGCCAGATTTCCGTTTCTTGTCAACTCGATCTCTCCATCGTTGTAACTCGTTTCAGCGGAAACCAACCTTTCCGGTTTTTCCACGCCGCTTGCTTCGATTCCGAGATCAGCCAGACATTCTGCTACTTCTCTCTGTGCGGCGGTGTCAAGTTCGTTAAAGATTGGCTGTACTTTCAAGTCAATGGTATCAATCTGAATCTGTTTTCGCAGATCGTTTTTTGCTTTGATGAAAGGAATATTTTTTACCCACTTCTGAATAAAGTTGTCAATGGATAACTTCTGCGTAGAATCCCCGCTGATAACAACCGGCGTTCTCTGCTGAATAACGTTTACCCTTGTGGACGCTTTTTTCTCTGCTAAACTCTGTGCGTGCAGAATAATGCTAAGAATTTCCGGTACGGCAAAAGGTCTGGCAAAAATCAACGAACTTTCGTTTTTGTCCGTCTGTTCATAATACTGACCGTTCATAGCGTAGGCAATCCAATCGGTTGGAATACCATAAATATCTGGTTCCCCAACCAGATTAACACCAAAAACGCCGAAAAGTCCGGTGATCGGCTCTTTTTTGAACAAACACATTCCCTGCCATAATAGATAGGAGTTGAGCATCCGCGGCGGAATCTCATCTGGTAAACCGTCATATTCATACCGCGACAACGCCAGATTGACGAACTTGTCAAAAAAGTGCCGGAAATACATCTTTTCTTCCGGTGACGTATTCGGGTTTTTTTCCCAGCATCCCCAAACTTCTTTGTTGCTCACCCGATACGGGTTATTATACATGGTATCACCTCCTTAATCATTGGAAAGACCATAGTTTCCAACATCGTCCGTGTGCCAGAACGTAACGCCACGGTTAAACATAGCCTGCAAAAAGTTGATATCATCGGTGACGCACGCGCCATGCAATCCGCAATTTACCGTTTTTACAAAATTCCAACTTGTGCGTCCTGTAATGTTTGGAACTTTAATTTTGTGTGTTGCGTATCCGTACATGGTGAAATAATCGTCAATTACTTTTGCCATTTCCGGCGTTACACACATAGTCTTAAAAGTAATAGAATTATCAAAAAGTGCAGTCTGCACATAACTTCCTGTAGCACTCCCTTTTGCAGTCGGCGGAATTAAATCGTGCTGCTCCATCTGTGCAGAAATATTTTCGCCAAACATAAAATTGCTTACTGTCTGCCCAATACTGCTTTCAATGGCTTTTCCAAAGTTACCGCTCAAGACATTTGCAATACTAGAAATAACACTTTTGCCAGTATCAATATACTGCTGTTTTGTCTGATAGTCCCATATAGGCTGAGACTGTGCAAGCCATGCTTGATAAGCGTCATTCGTCCACGCGCAAGTAGGGAAATTACTATAGGTAAAAGCATATGGGGTATTATCAGTAGGTTCATTTTTGTAATTTTTTGGATATACGTATATAGATGGAATATTTAATTTTACTCCCTGCGCGCCAAAATTGATTTTTTGGTTTTTGAAGTATTCGAGTCGGTACGCATATTGTGTGCCGTCGTGTGCATCTGCGATTAAGTACGAAAATGGATATTGGAATAGTTTTTTATTTTTTGGAGTATAGCCAGCTAATGCCGTTGGGAACGCCATGTTAAAATTTTGTGGACTTGCAGAAAAGCATAAAGCAGGCGCTTGAAAAATGGATACAATAGCATCTGCATTTCCGCTTGTCGCATAGGCTTGAATTTTTTGTTTCATGGTAGAAAAATCTGTCGTGTTAAAATAAGTCAAACCCGACATTATTTTTTGATTTAATTCCGGTTCTAACGTAACCCCGTTTTCGTCTGCACTTGCAACTAAACAGTAGTTCATCAATCCAAACCCCAATCCAGCGGAACTATTTACAATGTATTCACCAGTTTCTAAATTTTCGGGAACTAAATTCGCTCCGACTTCATCATCTGCTTTGGCGATATGTTCTCTCTCCACATAGCACGGCTGTAACACCATATCGTAAAAACTGTTCTGAAATCTGTCCGGCTCGAAATAAATCTTAAAACTTCCGTCACTTAACCATTCCACCCGTGTTACAAATCCAAAATACCACTCTTCCGTATAGGGTTTGTTCTGAAAAGCAATATAATTACATTTCAGAAACTCGCTTTCATTCCCTTTCCCCTTATACGTCAGTTCTCCCCACCTCACGGGTGCTGACTGCTTAAAAATATGGATTGCTTTTTCTCTTACATGAGCCAGACAGCCATCTTTTCCATTTTCATAATAACGCACGTGTTCATAGTCGTTTCCCCATTCAATCCCACTTGCTAAAATTACCTCTGTCTGCGGGGAAACCGCCGCCACATTTTCCTGCGGCGGCATCGGAATGAAATGATCCATGTTTCCACCTCTTACTTAATCGGTCGTAAAGTAAATGGTTGCATTTTTGGTAGAATCGTACCGACTGGTAATCACAACCCGCACACTTTCTGTTTTGTTTTCTTTCGACTTCAGATTCTTTTCGTCTTTTGCGATTCTAAGAATGGTTGTTCCCGGAATAACAAACGTATCAGAGGAAGAGTTACCCTCTACTTTTACGTCAATTGCGTTATCGGCTACGCCAGTAGAATGAAACGAAAAACTTCCGCCGAAGTCGACATCTGTTCCAGCTTTTACCAGTCCTACATCTATTGCTTTGATAGCCGAAACAAGAACTGTCTCTGTCGTAAAGACAATGATCGGATAGAACAGAGAATACGAAAACATCTCTTTTACCGTATACGTACTGTTCCAACGCAGTCCGCGATTAACGTTATCCTGTACCATCATACGGTACTGTTCGCGGATTTTGAAGAACCGTTTATCAACCAGTACAGCAACGATTCCCTCCGCATCGTTAAAGTTGTCGATTAACACCTGCTGTGCTTTCGGAATCATCCGGTCGAGATTGTACGCGCTTGCATAACTGTCAACGTTCATCGCGGCTTTGGTATCTGGGTCGACAAACAGAAGAATGGTATCTTCTTTTGCCGCCGATGTCGCGCCAGCGAAATTATAAAGCGGGTTCGGGAACTGAATCTTGTCGATGTAACTCTGAATCTGTTTTGCAAGTGCGTTCGCGGATGCCTGATTCGTAACCGCATCCACATGAACCGGGTAAATCTGGCCTGCGCGCTTTGCAGACGCAATCAGTTCTTTTGCAGTTGTGAACTCATCCCAATTACAAGCGGAAACGACACTTTCCACTTTTGCCTGCACGAGACTGCGCAAACCGTAATCATCGAGAAACGCGCCGCGCATATCCTCAAACCAGATCGTCACCGGATAATCGTTATTAAAATTGATTACATGATACAGCGCCATAATGTAGCTGTCATAAATGGCGGTCGCATCTTCGATGCTGATATTGGCATCGTGCGCGTAACCCTGTGCAAAATTTACGTAGACTTCCTGTTCTCCGTTTCCATACGGCATGGCGTTACTGTTCAGTACACGCAGAGGATTTCGGAACGCTTCGGTACTGATGGATTGACTGGCAATCAGATTTACCAGCGCAGGAACCAGTTCGTTCCGCGCCATCGGATTGTAAGGGTCGGTTAATGTTTTTGCAATATCGGCAATATTTTCACGAGTTGCCACCGGAACTCTGTCACGGTAGTCAACACTCATCGTCTGCCGAACGGCGTTCAGCATATTAATATTTGTCATATCTAATTTTTCTGCCATTGTTTCACTCTCCTTTTCCGCTCAGAATGAGCTGAGACATATCAAGATCGTTGATACTTGTTGCGGTTTCTTCCGATTCCGGCACTTTTCCGCCAAACTCGGTTACTTTTGTGATACTTCCGCCGTGGGAAAGATCAGACCAGCGGCTTTTGATTTCAGCAACGGCGGAATCATACTTTCCTTTCAGTTCGTCCCGTTCTGCGACCAGCGCGTCACGTTCTGACATCAGAGCTCCGATGTCGGTATCTTCGGTTTTGATTTTTTCGCTGATGGCTGCAATCGCATCGCCATGCGTTTCGATGTTTCCAATGTCGGCAACAATTTCTGTCCAATACTCTTCTAGTGTCATTTTAAAACCTCCTTTTTAAATTGGGATATAACCAGATAGGCATTTTATGCCTTTTTTTTGGTTTCATGGGATGGGGCGGCTCAGGCGGCTCGGGTTGTCCAGTTGACAAGTACCGATATACCATAACCGCGTTGTTCAAACGTTCGGAATCAGATAAATACCGATTCCCAAAAATCCATCCGGTAATTGCAGAATCTTTCGCGTGTTCCGAAATAAAATTGAAACACGCATGTGCCTTTTCCTGCCGGAACGCAAGCGTTCCATCGTCACTGATTCCCTCCCACCCTTTCATATAGGCGGAAGTCAGTGCGTTCAGATCGGTGCTGTCACTGTGCAAAAACGCTTGTAGATTTTCGTAAGCACTAGCGGCTCCGACCGAATACCAGACATTTTCATAAATCAGATATTCTAACTGCGCGTTACCATCTTCCCGGCTGTACCCGTTGGAATCTAACCATTGGAACAACCGCGTCCGGCGGTCGGTAGAGGAATTATCTGTCCACTGACCCAAACCATAACCGGGTGAACCGACAATTGTTCCCTCCCATAATCCAGGATTTACGGTGGATTCCTGCCAAAAGTTGCCGCAGATGGCGGAAATGACATACTGGCTGATACCGCTTTGTACCGCAACCGGATATCGGTACAGATACGTCCAAGCACGATAGGGGCTCACAAACGTATTGATGGATACCTGTCTTTCCAGCGGGTAACTATCGGTGTGTGCCCCCATCGTATATCCGCCGCCGTCTGCGGGATGATATACCATTTCAGTGTGGCCGGAACGCCACAAGATATCACCTTTCTTCCATGGCTGATTGGTTGTACCTTTTTGGAATCCGGCACCGATCAAATATCCGTCCATGCTGCGGGTAGTAAACCAAGGGTTAGATGATAAAAATCCTCCGACTGTACAACAATAACTCATAAGGGACGAGCAATCATAGTAGGTAATACCTCCTACGGTCTGCCCCTCACGATACGTTTGTGAGTAACCAACGTTCGGATGGTTACAAATTGCAATACAAGTGTTGTACGCAAGTGTCAGATCAGCCACGGGTCAACCCCTCTTTTGCGACGTAACCGGTATAGACGATTCCATTCACAACCGCTTTCACAAGATACCATTCTCCGGTATAATACCCGTAGTTTCTAACACTGGTTCCGGTCGGCAACGTTAAAATGACTGTTTTATCCATCCCTGCGCCAACGCGCAGATTGTAGCGATCATGGGTATGATACGCTCCGGCGATTCTACGGTCAAAACTACGTGCGGATTCTGTCTTGATGCAGCTTTCCATGACGTTATGCGGCTTTTCGTCGACGGCTCCCGCATACCGATAATGTACGGTGTTCTCATACGGCAGATCGTAGTAAGACCGAACACAAATTTCTTTTCCGGTCTGATCACCCGTCTGACCATCAATACCGCCGTTTTCCGACTGGCTGGCGTGGACGATGCGGTTCGCGTCAACCGACATCGTGACATGATGCCCAGCCGCAAGGTGGATATCACCGCGTTTCCACGGTTTGCCGCATTTCACAAACCCGGCGTTTTCCAACTGTTCGCCGAGATTTCTTGTTGTACTATAAATGCTGACCGGAAAACCAGCGTTCGCAAGTGCCGTTCCGACAAATGATGAACAATCATAATCGGGACTGTTCCGATGTACCTGTGAATACCCGTGCCGATCATCGGCGGCGATTTGTTCCGCCCATAGAACTGCGTTTTCGATTTTACTCATTCTTTCCACCTCCTAAATGCTGGCATAACGTAGTAATAGCAAGTGTATTTGCTTCAATCGCTTTCTGTAATTCTGCTACTTCCTGCCGATGCACTTCCGCTTCTTTTGCTCTACGTTCTTCCGCTTTGATGCGATCCCAAAAAAGTGCGCCACAACATACAATCGGGAACCCGAGTGTTCCAACCAGCTGCGTGATTGACTGTGCTACTGTTACATCCATCCGTCCACCTCCTTATCCTGCCATTTCAACCAGTCCTCAATTTCACTTAATTTATCACACATGATAAAGTTATGAATAAATTGGACTGGCGATTTCCTGTTATACGCGTTGCCATCCATGAAAAAGAAATCCCACAAATACCGGATGTGAGACTCGTAATTTTCATGTGGTACAATGATCAACGTGTCTTTTTCGTCCCCTTTATAGCGTACCGTATAACCAAGATAAGCATTTTCTTTTTTCATCATTCCAACAATAATATGAAAAACGATACTTGCCATCTTTGCTCCTTTCTTCCCGTCCATTGAAAACAAGGAAACCTTTTGACCTGCCAAGGACGGGGCAGTTTACTCAACTGTGGCAACCCCTCTGAAAAAGGTTTCCCCGTATTTTCATGATACCTATTTGTTGTCCGTTTGTCAAGTACATTTGTCCGTTCCTCACAAACTATTGATAAAGATCAATCCCCAAAAGCTCGAGTGCCATATTTTTGCTGTCTAAATCGTCAAAACGCAAATATGCTTTTTGGTACGCTTCTTCTAACCGTACAAACAAATAATCATAATGATCTAGCATAACCGTGTGCTGTGTGTGGTCTCCGTCCCGAAAAACGGCAATATACGTACAAGACGGGTTACATTTATGTGTGATATAAATATACCCGTCTTCGTAATAGTCATACACACCATAACTTTTGCCGTTGTACTGAATGGTAAACAGATACCGCGACCGTCCGGTCGGTTTCTGGACAAAAACAGCATCATCAATCAACATACGGTCACCAACGCTCATGCTTTGCATATAGTGACCGTCACGGAATGCTTTCAGTGCCGGATTTTCCCACATCGCCTTACTAGCACTTTCATTGTGGGTAAATTCACACACATAACCGCTCCCATGCATCATTTTTGTATCTTTCTGATATCGTTTATGGATGCCGAAAAATACAAAATAGGGATTGAGTAACGATATATTATTTGATGCCATAATCAGTTTAAACCACCTTGACTGATTTCCGTTTCCACGGCTAATCGTCATCAACAACGACTGCATGATTTCAGATTCCCCTTTTACGTACTTTCCGCTTTCCGTGCAAAACTCGTCAAAAAACAAAAAATAAATATCCCGAAAATACGGTGACAGTTTTTTTACACTGTCCATCTTACTTCCAAAACTAAACGCGCATCCGAATGGCACACCGTCCAGAAAATAACGCACGACATTTCCGTTTTTGTCCAGATTTTTATAGGTAATGACACTCCCTAATTTTGGATACATTCTTAACATATCTTCATACATTGCCGCCGCTCCCGTCATTTCCCCTTTTGTCCGGAAAATCCATCCGGTCTGCAATCCGTACTCTTTGCACAAGATACAGCTTGCCGCGGCGAACGCGCTTGTCTTTCCGGCACTACGGTTGGAACATGTAATTGCCACTCCAGCGAAATCCCCGTCTACGTCCGGCTCTGAAAACAACCGGATTGGGTTGTAATACGTAATTGGATTTCCGTTATCGTCTACCGCTTCAAATTTCAAGTCATAATCTGCAAAAAGTTTTTCCCAATTGATATCATTCCAAAAAATCATTGTTTCACGTCCTCCTTTCTATCATCCCGCTCCGCGTCCCGCCAGTTCCCCGCCAGTCTCTCCGCAGGCAATCTCACGTTAATCGCACGATCACCGCACGTTTTGCTTGCAGATGGACGGCGTGAAAGGCAGAGCTTCGCTAAGTAACAAAAGAGCTACGTTGGAAAACGTAGCTCTCTTACACGTATGGAGTTTTTTCAAATACACAAGATATAGTACCATCAACTACAGGTAACTTAAAACACGAAAGTTTACCGTCCGCCAGTCGGTGCGCGTATTGCCGTCATATGTATTTAAGCAAACGGATTGTACTTTTTCGTGTCGCCAAACTTGTGAACGTTTACAGCAGAAAGGTAAGCCGTGAAACCTTTATCGCGGCGGAATTTACTTTCTCCGATGGAGATAAAGAGGTCAACGACTGCGCCCTTGCCCAGTTCGTCAACACTGGAAACGGTATCGCTTTCAATGCCGTCCTCATAAAAGTCAACGCGGTAATTGGTCTGCGCTTTTACGTAAAGACAAGCTTCGTCGGTTTCCTTTGCTGGAATCCACTTTGCTTCTGCGGCGGCATCTTCGCCGAACGCTTCGATAATTTTTTCAAAGATGGCTTTCTGCTGGTCTGCTGTGATTGACGCAGAAAGAACGCTTTTGCCTTCCTGTTCTTTTGCATAGTTTACGGTAACGTTGTTCAATTTCATTGTCGCTTTGCTCATGATTTTTCTCCTTTTTCTTTAAGTTGTTTTTGTTATGCAGAACCGCGGCGTTTCGCTTTGATCGTTTCCGTCTTATCTGGACGATTCCAGACCGCGGTTTGTGCGCTGATTAATCGTCAAGTCTCTTTGCTTCGGCAAAGAAATGATCGTCCGCCATTTCGTAGCGGGCAGATACGGTGTCGGTAAGTACGCAGATGGAATCCTCCGGAAAGCCGGCGGCAGTAACAGCGGCTGTTTTTGCTTTCTGCGATTTCAGTTCTTCTGTATTCTCAAAAGAGCCGATCACCTTTTTTGTGTTTCTGTCAATGACAGCATAGTTAAATGTTTCGATTTTTGTTCTAACCATTTTTTTATCCTTTCTTTATGTGGCTATTTGTTCGTACAAGTATTATAATAGCACTTCCTACCAAAAACGTCAATAGTTAAAATAAGCAAATAAAGAAAATATCCAAAAATAAAAGCAGGATGGAAAGGTCGAGTTCTTCCTCATGTAACGCCCAGATCGTTGATAATACTAAAAACATAAAAAACACAAAATATCTCATATCGTCTCCTATTCCGGTAACACTCCGTCTTGCGAGTTTACCAATACTTCATAGTATTCATTCGATACACCTAAGGTATAAGTGGTATCAATGATTCCTATATTACTTGCAGTTAATATTTCTTCCCCGTTGACTTTGATGTAATGGGGTTTCGAGTTGTTAAAGCAACTGATGGTCCGTCCGACATTTTCCATCCGGCGGAAGAGACGGAAATTATTACAGCACTTTAAGTTTTCCGCTCCAAGTTTCTTATTCATGCCAGCGACCGTAGACGTAAAACGCACGGGGTCTTTGCCAGATTGCGCCGCTTTTTCGTCCCATTCCACGCCGCAGTATTTTTTCGCGCCAAGGGTCTTAAACTGTATATACAAGTCATCCATATCCCATACGCCGAGAATGTAACGGTTGTCACCAACGTCACAAAACGCAGGAATGTCATTAGCAATCGCACGTTTTTCCAGTATTTTGTTTTTGGCTTCAAATTCTGGAATGTGTACGTCCGGATGTAAAAACTTGATACTATCGGTATCGCAGTACACGGCATCCATTCCAACAACATCCAGCATATCTTGTAACTGTTTTCTTGCGTGGGCGGTAACATAGATACCCCACTGGTAGTGCAAAAAACTGTTTTTTCCCTCATAGTACGTTTTCAGTGCTTTTTCCGCATCTGCTTTTTCCCTATGCCAATCACCCGTAAAAGCATCCATTGCCCATTCGTCATGTAAAAGATCTGTCACGCACATACCGAACGTGCTGTTCAATTTATTCTTAGATTTCATATACTCATAGACTTTATCGGGGTTTCCTTTTAACTGGCTTTTTGCGATAAAAAATGACATCATCGTTTTACGCATACTTTCCGGTAATTTTCCGCGCGCGGCTACGTAGCACTCCGAGACGGTAAAGAAATCATAGTCGTATTGATTTTTTATGATCGACAAGTCAATTTCCGTCATTGCTATTTCACAGCAATTAATAGAGAGTACGCGCCCATTATCAATCTCACAATCTTTCCCGTGCTTCTGACACTTTGACAGCGGGATATACGGGACGGGGATATTTTCTTTCATACGCAAGTTGTCAAATTGTACCCGCATGATAACACAACGTGTAGCACACAAGTTGTCAAACTGTCCCTGCGTTTTGATCTCAACCGCCCGAAACGCACTCATGGGATAATACTCAGTTGCGATCTGCGCCGGATAACTACTCGAAATATCCATACTTCCCATAACGATCACAGATTCACCTTTTTTCGCTGTGATCGTGTGCCCCGCGTGAATGCGGTTGGCGTGGGTATTGCCGCCACGGAACGCGTCTTTGCAAAGCTGGTACTGCGGTAACGTCAAAGCCAGATCGGCAAATACTCCCGGATAATAACCGCTATCTGCCTGCATGGCACGGCGGAATTCTCGGCGGACGTAGCCAGTTGAGGTAAGGGGGATTTCTGCTAGATTATCCTCTTTTCGTAAGGCGCGGATGCATTCACACAAGCCGCGAACATCGTTATAGCAGTATCCTTGCTCTATTTCTGTTAGTGGTGTGGTTGGGGTACGTAGTTTTTTATAGTCATAAGTATCAACCAGTTTATAGTGGGTTACACCCTCACTGTTCTCGCAAAATTTCGAAAGGCTCATATTGCTGAGAAAATACGAGCAACGAAATTCAATCCCATACTTGTAAGCGTAGCACTTCATAACTTTATGCGCGTCACGCGCAAATATTTCATCACATGCAATAAAATCTTTCATAAACTGAAATTCATACGAAAGATTATGAACGTACACTACAGCACGCTTTGAATCGGAAGTATGCAAATACAGATGCAGTTTTTCGCAGAAGGAAAGAAACTCATTCCATGTGCGACCGAAACACACGGTATCTTTGATACAAAACTGCCATTGATACAGAAAGGCAGTTCCTTTCACCACTTTTTCGCCTGTTTTATGATAGCGTTCATAATCAAGTTTTTCTAACGTAGTTGTTTCGATGTCGAACGCCATTTCCACGTCATAATAAACGATAGGATTTTTCTTTCTTCCGCTTTTGCGGCATTCGCGCAAAGTCTGGAAATCAGAAAATGGAAAATCATGAACGGAATAAATTGTTTCACGTGAAACCTCTTCGTTTCCGTTTACGATAACAGGGATATCCAATTGATACATTGCTATTACCTCACTTTAATTTAGTTCTATTCTTATTAAAAAGTTCTTCCTCCGTAATATATCCATCAAGAAAGTCCTCATACTCTTCCAGAATATCTTCGAATTCAATTCCGCTATCATGTAATTTCGAAATAAAATCATCAATAAGCTGATCGGATGCCACCTGCTTTCTCAGATTCTTTTTGTATATATTAGAGGTAAGAAAACGATACAAGTCTTTGTAGTTATCTTCTGTTACTTCTCCATCAATTTTATTCTTTGACTTGTCAAAGCGTCTCTGTAATTCTGCGATTCGATATCCCTCAAGCGTTGTTTCGGGTGAATTCAGAAAAGCGATCATGATATCCCATTCTTGCCGAATGGATGCATCCGACCGCTTTACGCCTTTCAAAAAGCGATCTTTTGATCGCCCTTGTGACGCGAAAAACTCTTTTACGCGCCCGTACTCCCACTGGTCGCGCGCGTGAATTTTTTCCAGTTTGGCAAGGCGGCTATTCGCCGCCGCCGCAACACGTGGAAGTTCGCGTTTGATCTGGTCGAGGGATAAGTCAAGTTCTTGATAGATGCTGTAGTCTTTTGAGTTCGGCATTATTCACACCCCCATTATAAAGATTCGCAATTTATCAGAAATAATCTCGAAACCTATTACTTCTTCTGACAAATAATTTTCTTTTTCTGTAGTATATGCTTTTGTACAATCAATATCAAAATTTCTAACTAATACGCGATGCTTTTCATTAAACACCGTAACAATGGCGTAAATTTCGACTTCTACGCGAACACAGCCGTAATACAATTTTATAAAATCTTCTACTCTCACTGTGATCCCTCCTTAATCATAACACTCTTCTTCGTTTCCCTCTTTTGAGTACAACGGACACAACGTACAGTTATCGTTCGCAGAACATATCATGGAATGTTTGATTTCAATGTAATAAGTTATGTAAGCATAACGAGTGCTTGTGGAATTGTTGGATTTTACAGTAAATCCGACGCCAAAACGTCCTTTATATGGTTGTGGATTATATACTGCGTTTTTACGGATGTATCCATTTGTCATTGATGAATGAGAATAAGCATACACTTTAAACTCATTTCCTACTTTTCTTGTTACATAGAAAGGAAGTTCAGTAACGCTATTCTGCATTTTAACAAGTTCTTCATAAGTCATTTTTAGATTAATTCTCATGATATCCTCCTTCTCCCCGTATTGCCGATAGGACAGCAAGGTTTTTCAAACTTCATAGTCTACTTCTTCACCAAAAAACTCTTTATATAAACTATTATAGTTAACCCACGCTGTCTGCATCTTTTCTGCTTGCACGCTATCAATACCGAATACTCTTCTGTAACATAGAAACATTTCCCAAGACTCTTTACATTTCTCTTTTAAGTTTTCTTTCATTTTTTCTTCTGTCATCGTTTCGTTCCTCCTTATCATTCAATGCCATTCATTTTACATAATTTCTAAAGTATCCTTGCTGATTCTAACAACCCTATCAGCTAATATAACAATACCACGCTATCGCAAAAAAATCAACTTTTTTCTAGAAATTTTTCTAGAAAAAATATTACACACAGTGCGTTACTGAGCGATTAGTAAAGTTACACATATAATATAACAGGCAGTCCGCGCCATGTCCGTCGCCCGCGGACACTTTAGCAGACTAAAGTGAGTTGCCGTTTCCGAAGTGTCCGCTGCCCGCGGACATAAAATGTCCGTCACCCGCGGACACTTTAGCAGACTAAAGTAAGTCCCCGTTTCGGAAGTGTCCGCGACCCGCGGACAAACGGACGGTTTTGTCCACTTTTCGGGCAAAATGAGTAATTATTTCAGAAGAATTGTGCGTGATTCGGTCGGAAAACGTGAATAATTGTGGAATTGTATAGACAATTAGACGGAACTAACACTTTAGTAGGGTGAAGCGTTTTTGTCAAGTAGGAAAAATGCATAAAAATTTCGGGCATATGTGTTGTAATAAGTATTAAAAAGTGAACAAATGCAATGAAATAGTTTGCAAAAGCGGTGTCTTTCCCTGGCGGACACCGCTTTCTTTGTGCAATGTGCTGTCCGCCCCACGCGGACAAAATTGGGAAAATGTCCGCGTGGGACGGACTATATATA